TAAAATTGATCAATTAACGTTTCTAGCTTTTACTTACCATGAAAAGGATAAGCGAATCACTTTCGATAGAAATAGATTACTATGTTCATACCAGTTTCGCAAGTTCCCAACGAACGAAATGAAAAGAAGTAGTTTTATTTCTACTCTAGTGAATTTTGCTTATCTTGTTCCTTGGGATGAGGAAGTATTTAATTTCTTTGCTTATTGCCATGCTAAATACACAAAGTATTTCATTGACAATCACTATAAATTTGTTAACATCGCTTATCCATCCATCACTCATGTTCGGGAGTGGTGGTGCGGTGCTCGTGAAACCCCGAATTTTATTTGGCGGTTGGAGGATATAAAATTCATTTCATAATGGGTTTAGCAAAGAATAAGAAACTCCTTGCTGAAGGAAAAATCAGCGCTGCCGAATTTAATCGGCGAAAATCTCAATCAAACAATTCTAAAACGTACTCTCCTCAAGTTGTGCAAAGATTCCCAGCGAGAGCCAAGCCTATCAAACAAGTTGTCGTAGCCCCAGTGGCTCGCCCTATGGCTCGACCTATGGCTATTCCCCGTTCAATTTACATTCAACCTGGTAAACAACGAATGGCTTTAGCTAAAATGACACATTGTGACAAGAAAGCTCTTGCGTATGTGGCTTGTATGATGGATCCATCTCGTCACTATTGCAGAATCCCAGACGTAGAGGATAGACCAACTTTTCTATATCGATCTCGAAGAATATTAAAAATTGGTGCGGAATTCACACCTGGTAGTGTTAATGATGGCCGGTTTTCAGTTATTGTGTCTCCAATTCTTGGTGACTACTCTTCTCCCCAATCATATCAGATAGCAATATCCGATGTGACTGCTGCAAATTGGAACACGACTGATTGGACACAAACCACTAGTTGGAAAGGCGCTTCTTCCGCTGGTGATCCTAGGATCGATGAAAATGCAGTTGCTCTCACTTCTCCTCAAGTAGGTACAGCTGTTTATGTTGGTGGTGGTACCCTTAGTGCCGCCAACCCTTTAGGTTCCGCTCCTACAGCTGATAATGATTCTTTCGATCCCGATCGGTTTCTTGTCACTGCGAACGGTACTGATAGTTTGGTCACTCTTCCACTTGGTACTTGGAGTATTACAATTACTGCTGCTGGTACTGGATTAGCAGGCTATTCTTTCACTGCTAGTACAGTCACGGTGGTTACTGTTGGTGTTAATATTAACACTACAACTAACCAAGGGGTGACTCTCCT